AATAGTATTCTGTACTGAACTTACTACAGGTTGGTCAATTATTGGTGGTTGCGGAACTATAGTTACTTGCGGTTGATTTACTATCGGTTCATCAATTATTGGTGGTTGCGGAACTATAGTTACTGAACCTGGAGCAGGGGAACCGTTAACCACTACTTCTGAAACAGGTGTGGGTGCATCTGCAATTGAACCTTGAGGTGCAGTGGCTGCGGCTGTTTCGGCCGTTACGGTCTGTGTTGTAGCCGGATCTGATGAAGGTTGCGTTGTGGTTGCACTAGATGATAGCTGTTGCTGCACTTCGGTAATTGCCTGACTCAATCCGGCGGTTGCAGTGGCGCCTTCTGCTGCCGATATTTTTCCGGTGTTGACCGCATTAGTAATTTCGTCTTGAAACTGTGTAGGGTTTCTCGTGCTAAGGTCACTGTCTCCGATAGTTAAAGTATACCAGATAGGTGCGGTGCCGGGCCCTTCTGGGGTAATCGCCTCAATTTTAACATTAGGACTAAGTTGTACGGTTGCCATGTAACAGAGATTCCTATGATAAATATACAATACTCTGATTGTATTTATCGTTTCAAAAAATCGTCAAATTTACCCGTATACTGTTGCAATACTGCAACAGTAATAGTATAATACCCTATAGTAAAGAGGATTACCAGTGGGATTAAAACCAAAGAAACCAATAAATTATCTAAACAACAAGGATATGCTTAAAGAGATTCATACGAGCAAAACTACCTATTGTTACTTCACTCAACCCGAATATCATCGATATGATCTTATCATTGATTTGGATCTAACGACCGAGCTAGCTAAGTGTCTCGAATATACTGCCCAACCAGAACAAATTCAACTAGCCAAAGAAGCCAGAGCAGCCAGACTATCACAAGAAACTGGCGAAAAACTGAACCCTGAAGATATCCCAACACAAGATTTGATCTTTCGAATAATGACATGGGATCACATTCCAGTTGCGCAAAAGCAACCAAGAAAGTCAGCAAAAAAGAAGACTGCTAAAGACATTCTCATCTTCGATGACGATGACGACTTAGATTTTTCTGATTTAGAAGACAAGACAACCAAAGATGATGTGGATGACATGGTTCATGTCAAAGTAAATTTTCCACCGTTCCAACATTTCAAACTAGATGAAACTAATACGTTTAGATGTGTAGGAAAGTCACATTGGATTAATGGCATAGAAAACGGCGAGTTTTCTAAGGATCACGGCAAAATCACTAATAAGTTGGCTCGAATGTATATGATGCTTTGTGAGAAGTATGCCATGAAGTACAATTGGCGCGGCTATACTTATAATGATGAGATGCGCGGATCGGCTATTCTTCAGCTAACTTACGTTGGACTTCGATTTAACGAAGCCAAATCTGCTAATCCGTTTGCATACTATACAGCAGCCATTACTAATAGCTTCTGTAGAGTACTTAATATCGAAAAACGCAACCAGAATATCAGAGATGATATATTGGAAATTAACGGGTTAACTCCGTCATTCTCTCGTCAAATGAAGGATATGAAAATACAGGCTCCTGAATAAGGTAACCTATTTCATTGATATTGTATTCATTAAGTAGTATAACTTAACTATGGCAAATCTATTCAAAAAAGCTGCGGTATTTACAGACCTGCACTTCGGAGCTAAAAGCAATAGTTTACAGCACAACCAAGACTGTACTGATTTCGTTGATTGGTTCATTACTAAAGCTAAGACAGAGAACTGTGAGACTTGTTTCTTTTTAGGTGATTACAATCACCATAGAGCAAGCATCAACATGCATACTATGCAATTTGGACTGCGGGCATTAGAGAAGTTAAGCGCAGCGTTTGACGTTGTTTACTTTATTCCCGGCAATCATGATTTATATTATCGTGATCGTCGGGATATTCACTCAGTTGAATGGGCAAAACATTTACACAATGTAGTCATAGTAAATGATTGGTTCAAGCAAGATGATGTAGTCATAGCTCCGTGGTTAGTTGGTGATGATTATAAGAAACTACCTAAGCTTAGCGGCAAGTATCTTTTCTCGCACATGGAGCTTCCTCATTTTTATATGAATGCAATGATCGAGATGCCGGATCATGGTGAACTAAACGAAGAACATGTTGCTGGATTTGAGAAGGTTTATTCTGGTCATTTTCATAAGCGACAGTCTAGGAAGAACATTTGGTATATGGGTAATGCTTTCCCTCACAACTACGCAGATGCNGGTGATGATGCTCGCGGTATGATGGTTCTTGAGTGGGGCAAAGATCCAGAATTCTATTCTTGGCCAAAGCAACCTTTATTTAGGGTATACAAGTTGAGTCAAGTATTAGAGAACCCAACCGGCTTGCTTTTACCTAAATCTAATGTTAGAGTACATCTTGACATTGACATTTCATACGAAGAAGCAAACTTTATTCGAGAGACGCTTATACCAGCACACAGTCTTCGTGAAATGGCATTGATTCCGATCAAGCAAGATCAGCACTCACAGGATTTGGCGCCTGGCGAAATCAAGTTTGAAAGTGTTGATCAAATCGTTGTAGACCAAATCACTAATATCGAGAGTGATTTCTATGACGCAAAACTATTACTAGAGATTTATCGTAACCTATGAGTACTGTACTAAAGAATATCACTCTCCGTAATTTTCTGTCTATTGGCGCAGTTTGTCAATCAGTAAACTTCGATAGCAAAGAACTTACACTGATCTTAGGTGAAAATCTAGATTTAGGTGGTGATGGCGCTCGTAATGGTACCGGAAAGACGACCCTTATTCAAGGTCTTAGTTACGTTCTGTTTGGTACTCCTATCAACAGTATTCGTAAAGACAATCTCATCAATCGAACCAATGCTAAGGGCATGATGGTCACTTTGGAATTCAGTTCTGGTGGAATTGAATACAAGATCGAAAGAGGTCGCAAACCAAACATTTTGCGTTTCTTTGTCAATAATGCGGCGGCCTCTACGGATGAAGACGCCGCCCAAGGCGAAAATAAAGAAACTCAGATTGCAATCGAGCGTGCCATCGGAATGTCCGCTGACATGTTCAAGCACATCGTTGCTCTTAACACCTACTCTGAGCCGTTTTTGGCATTAGGTTCTAACGAACAACGAAAGATCATTGAACAACTATTGGGCATAACTCTGCTTTCCGAAAAAGCGGAGATAATCAAAGAAAAGCTCAAGGGCAACAAAGAACTCATTCAATTGGAAGAGTATAAGGTCAAAGCTATTGAGGAAGCTAACAAGCGTGTTCAGGAGCAGCTTGACGGTCTTAAGCGCAGACAGCGCCTGTGGCAAGCCAAACATGACGACGATTTGGCTAGGTTAGCGCTTGATTATGATGAACTCAGCAAAATTGATATCGAGGCTGAACTCCAAGCACACAAAGAGCTAACAACATACAATAGCAACAAGAAAAAGCAAGAGCAGTATGAAGCTATATTGGCTCGGCAGATCGCCTGGAAGCAAAAGCGCGACAAAGATATTGCTGATTTACAAATTACCTATGACAAGTTGAGCCACATCGATATTGAAGCTGAGCTACAGGCTCATATTGATTTGGTAGAATACAATCGTAGAAAAATCGAACTAGACTCTGTAAATAAAACGATTGCCTCTTTAGAATCTACACTCAAAAAAGAACGTTTATCGGTTGAAAAACTGATAAGCGAGGTTAAGACTCTTGAGGAAAACAGATGTTATGCGTGTGGACAAGATTTCCATGATGACGGTCATGTTGAGGTCCTATCTAGCAAGCGTGCCTTATTGTCTACTGCACAATCTGATCTTGCCCAAACCCAAACTGAGTTAGAAAAAAATAAAAATTCTTTGTTTGTTTTGGGCGCGGTTCCTACTACTTATTACAAAACACAAACTGCGGCTATCAAGCATAGTTCAGAACTTGAGAACATTCAGAATCAAATTAACTCAAAGCAGGCAGAAACTGATCCATATGCTGAACAATTAGTGGAGCATTCTGGTGTGATTGTTGGTCCTGCGCCTATCACACACTATGATACTGAAGCCGAAGCGATTGAACATCGTAGCACAGTTGCCAACTTACTTCAGCAAATCGAAAACAAAGTAGCTGAAGCTGATCCATACAGTGAGCAAATTGATGATATGGAAAAGAAGGCTCTGCAAGTTATAAGTTTTGACAAAATAAATGAGCTTTCAAAATTAGGAGATCACTACAAGTTTCTAGTAGACCTTCTAACTAGTAAGGACTCGTTTGTTAGAAAGAAGATTATAGATCAAAATCTATCATATCTTAATGCTAGACTTACGAACTATCTAGACAAGATTGGCTTGCCGCATACAGTAGTGTTTAAGAATGATCTTTCGGTTGAAATTACTGAACTCGGACGTGAACTAGATTTTGATAATTTGTCACGTGGCGAGCGGAACCGATTGATATTAGGACTGTCGTTTGCGTTCAGAGACGTTTGGGAAAATCTATATCATCCCATCAATACCGTGTTCATTGACGAATTGATAGATTCTGGACTTGATACTATAGGTGTCGAGAACGCAATGGCAATTCTTAAGGACCTGTCTAGAAGACGCGGCAAGTCAATCTGGTTAGTCTCTCACCGCGAAGAACTTGCGGGTCGAGTACCTAGCGTACTTAAGGTTGTGAAAGAGAATGGTTTTACAACCTATCGAAATGATGCTGAACAAGAATGATAAATAGATGTGAGTCGCGGGAGTACGAATCCCCACTCACTCTAATGCTAGAAGGAGCAATCAGCAATGAATATTTATCTATATAAAAAGACCCACAACATAACCGGTCTTAAATACCTAGGTAAAACAACAGCCAAAGACCCGCACAAATATAAAGGCTCAGGTGACTATTGGAAAGATCATATTAAAACTCACGGATATGATGTTACGACTGAGATACTAGCAGAATGCAAAACAACTAAAGAATTAAAAGAGCGGGGATTGTATTATAGTAATTTATGGAACGTGGTTGAAGAAAAAGATGCCAACGGAAAGAAAACATGGGCTAATTTAAGACCTGAAACCGGTGACGGAGGAGGTAGATTACCGGGATTTAAGTTAACAGATTCTCACAAAGAAAACATAAGCATTGCCAAAACCGATGTTCCTAACCCAAAGTTGAGTGAGCAGAGGAAAGGTTTCGGAAATCACATGTTTGGACAGAAGCGAGATGATATATCCGGAGATAACAATCCGATGAAAGACCCTGCAATAGCGGACCGTGTTAGAAGATCCCATCTCGGTAAAAAACACACTGACGAGTCTAAACGAAAACGATCAGAAAAGCTTTCAGGCCACAACAATCCTATGTTCGGCAAAATCGGAGAACATAGTCCAAGGTATGGCAAAACATCTCCGCCCATGACGTGTGAACATTGCAGTAAAACCTGCGCTAGACACAACTTTGTGAAATATCACGGAGATAAGTGTAAAAATAAAAACAACCGTATATAGACAATAAATATCATATGCCTTCTAAATCTAAAGCAAAAGGAAGTTCATTTGAGCGGGAGGTCGCGGCCTTCTTGTCAGCGTTGTATTCCGCTTCATTTGTGCGTGTTCCCAATTCAGGCGCGTATATCGGACGATCTAATTCTCATCGCAAAAACATACTTGATGCAAATCAAACTAAGTCTTTCAAAGGAGACATAATTGCGCCTGATGATTGGGTAAATTTTAACTCTGAATGCAAGAGCTATGCTACTTTCCCTTTTCATCTTTTGCTCTCAGGTGATTGCAAAGTGGTCGAGTCTTGGTTAGATCAGTTAATGGAAGTATCTGACCCTGACAATCTAAACATATTGATGTTTAAGATTAATAGAAAAGGACGCTTTGTCGCCGTTCAAACAAAGTACACGTGGGTTACTGACAACTTCATTCTTTACACCTCAGCTAAACACGGCGATTGGGTGTTCATAGAATTCGATAACTTTTTTAAACTCAACAAAGACCTTCTTAAAGCATATTCAGGCTCATCTACAAATAATTCTTCTGGCTCACCCGACACCACGTCCGACAACATTATCTCCATTCAAATCTAAAAAATCACAGAACCCTATATTGGCGTTTGGTCGGGGTACCTCGACTCTCCTTGAGCGACATGCGAGATATCATGGCGCGGATCTGGAGTCTGCTGAGCATCATGGAATCCATGATGTTCGGGAATACCGACAGGGCTCTCGCTTGGTAGAATGCGAACCCTGAATGAGTCTACACGTCTATTCTGTCTTGAAGGTGTAGAACATGCGTTGCAGAAGAACTTCCCCTAAGGGGTGGTCAGCTTCACTACAGCCCTAGCAAACTTTACAGTGCAACCGGTAGCGTCAATCAGCAACAAACGCTAGATTGACGGGGGATAGACAGCAACGGTGGAAGGTCCATGGCATGGCCCCTAATACCATTGGTAGTGCTGAATAGCACTACCATGGCTTCCAATCCGGCATGTATAACTCCTAGAGAGTATTCTTTAAGACAATTAAAAAGAATATATCGAACGTAGTGAGATATAAGTTGTCCGTAAGGACAACTCTAAAAGATACTCTAACCTAAGTAGATATGGAAATAGAGAGAATTAAATGAATAGTTCTCTCTATGTCGGTTAGAAGAATGGTAGCTGGGATTTCTTTGTAGTTTCTAGGTTGCTATCAATTATATCGTTGATAGCCTTTCTTTCCTCTATAGACATGTTGAGGATGTCCTCATATGAAGCGCCACCGCGCATGTACCATGCCATAGTAAGTGCAGATTTGCGTATACCCGCTACGTCTTTTTCATACTCATCTAGTAGCTTCTGAATCTCTTCGGGTTTAGAGCGTAGAAGCTTTAGCCGAAAAAATCAGAAGGGTTCAATGAGAAATCTTGCTCGTATTCGTGTCCGCAGCTATCACATTTTATCTTTAATGGCTGTGGTGTGGAACTTTTCTTAAGTTCTGTAGCGTAGTCTCTAATAGAAGTAAAAGTATTTCGATCACAGTTCTTGAGAAAATCTAGAATAAACTCATTTTCTTGTACCTTGATTTCTGGTGTTTCTATATATTCAATACCTAAACTTAATAATTTCATAGTCAACAACGTTACCCGTTCAAGTGCATCACCACCTATTTTATTTTTTTCCTCTTCTGACATATTTTCCATAGAGGCAAACAGTTTTTGCATTTCAAACTGAGCTATAGAAGCTTCATTCATTTCTTTATAAACCAACGGTCTAAACTTAATTTTTAGATCACCTACTTCAAATTCCTTATTGTAATCCCCTGCCTTAAGGGTAGACAATATACCAACTAAGCTGATGCCGTACGGAGAAAGTTCGTTACATTTTGGACAGATCGAATCTATGTCCAATTGATCACCGTTGGAAGCAGACTTAATTGCGATGAGGATAGCATCTAAATCACTGCTACTAATAGCCCATGGATCTTTGATGTCAGGTACACAGCTTTTTATTAATTCAGCAATTGCAGTACCGTTAAACAACGAATCCGGAGTTCTGGCTGTAATTTCGTCAATAGCAGTCATCGGATAGATTGGTAATTCGCCGGTTACTGGAATGTTTATCACGTCCTCTGAGTAGCTTGTGGTTCCTGAGGGGAGTTTTAGGTAAACAGCAGGTCTTCTGAAGTACTGTCTTAGCGGGTTATTGTTCATAATTTCCTCATAATTTTCGGTTTTTAGTTAACACTAAATACATACGTATATTTAGTGGTCAAAAAACCCAATTATTTAATTTAACGGAATCGACTATGGATCCAGAAATCGCAGCAGAGCTAAGCGCACAGCTTAAAGAGTTATCAGATTCTATTGGTCGAAATGCCACACCAGCGCTGGATAATCTTAAGAACTCTTCTCAAGCCGCTGCTGATAAAGTAAGCAATACTAATAAAGCATTT